AAAGAGTGGAATTATTTCCACACCTCTATATTATACTAAACTACAATAAATTTCAATAGAGAAAAGCATGAATTTATTATAGTTAAATTTACTTATTGTTCCGCTTTATGTGCTTCCAATTCATCGATTTTTTTAATAATTATTTTGCCATCTTTTTCGGAGATATCTAATGTGTCGCCTTCTTTCCAACCCATTTCTTCTAATAACTCAGGTGGCAATTCAATGATTGCATCACCATTATCGCATATTTCAACTACTTTTGAGGTAAATGTTTTCATACTTTACTCACTTCAACTTTACAATGTTTCAAAAAATCAATACCTTTTTCATCTCGGTAACTGTTTCTATAATAAACAGAATTGATACCTGATTGATAAATTAATTTGGCACAATCAATGCAAGGTGCATGTGTAACAAATAAAGAAGAACCTTCACTTGAATTTGTTGACTTAGCAATTTTTGTTAAAGCATTTGTTTCTGCATGAAGAACTTCTGATTTTGTTACCAATCGTTCCTCAATATAGGTAATACTTCTACTTTCAATGTCAACAATCTCTTGTTCAGGTATCAAGACTTCACATTCATTATCCCAACCAGATGGCATTCCATTATAACCAATACCAATGATTGTGTTATCTTTTACAACAACACACCCGACTTGTAATCTTTTTGCAGATGAGAGTTTAGAATAAACCTCGGCTGCTGCCATATGGGCATCAACAAATTTCTGCTTCATGCTTGAGCAGATTCTTTTTTATTTTTCTTTTCGGATTTAAACGGGACTGAAGAAGCAAGTTGTGCTTCAATCATGGCGTTTTTATAATCAGACCTTTTAATTGGGTCGACAATAGTTGCCAAGAATCGTTTTGTTTGTTTGTTTAGTTTGAAATTTTTATCACGCTTTACCATAATATCTCCATAATTTAAAAAGTGGGGCGAAATGCCCCACTCGGTTACGCAGCTGACTTCTCTTGTAGAAGTTGTGGTTTAAATTCTTTCAAATTTTCACCAATAGCAATCTTGCGTGGTTTCTTGTGTTCAGGAATAATATTCTCCAAACCAATTCTGAGAATACCATCTTTGAACTCAGCACCTTTCACTTCGATTGTATCTGCAATAGTGAGTGTTTTGGTGAAAGACCTTGTACCAATACCTTTGTGTAGATATTGCACATTGCTTTCTTTTTCATCTTTCTCACCTTTTACAGTTAATGTACCTTCTTCAACTGAGATTTCAATTTCATCTTTAGAAAAGCCTGCAACGGCCAATTCTACGATGTAACGAGATTCATCCAGTTTAAGAATGTTATGTGGTGGGAAATTAGAAACTGATTTTTGGACATCCATGCTCATTAGTCTTTCAACATCATCGAAAAACTTATCAAAACCCAAAGTTGATTGGGTTAATGGTCCAAATGAAATACGACCTAGTGTCATAGTTTTTTCTCCTTTTAAGCGAGTTATCAAAAGCGGCGACCCATTTGGCATCGCCTTCCATATTTATATTCAAATCAATAATCTATTGATTTTTTACCTATATTGTATTTTGTGATTAGTTGCCAATCATCTTTTTCTTTGAAAGAAATAATCTTTATTTGATGTAAAGGTGCAATATTATCTTTCATCAAAATTGGATTAAGAATCTTTACAAGACCCCATTCTTCTAGGAGTTTTGCAATTGCGTTTCGCCTTTGAATATCATTTTCAGTCAGATTAGATGGTTTTCCATCTAACGCAAATAACTCTTTGAAATGCACGATATAATATCTGCCCTGCTTATGCAGAATGTGGCATGACTGGTACAACACTTTTTCCTTGCGGGAAGATACGCCAATTCTGGTAAGTGTTTCTCTTACCTTTAAAAAATCATCCTGTTCCGTCAAGGTGACTTCTATAAATTTAGACAAGTCTACCATCATTACCTCTTAGTCAATCCACCCGTTTGGGTTTGTTCTTTTAATTGTTGGATTTGTTCTTTGCTAAGTAAGCGGAGCGCTTCTCGGGCTTTTGTATCGGAGAAACCAAAGACAGTCTTTATACATTCCAAATCGTCACTTTTCTCAGATTTTATCCACTTCGCAAACGGTCGTTTCTGTGACCTGACGGTATTTAGTAAAAAGTCATTTTGCAACTTCTTGTCGATAAAATGTCTGCGGTTCATCTCATTTGCATACAAAACGCAGTCTTTATGATAAGATAAGCTACGATTTACCAAAAAAGAAACATAGTCTTTTTCTGTAATTTCATCGACAATTAACTGTTTCTTATTTTGTAGTATTGCATTAACATAATCAAAAGGGTTACTCATGTCAACATCCTAATCAGACCAATGGTATCGATGGTAGTGAGTAAAACATAATTAGCAAGGAGGCCAAATGATTTCCGAGTATAAGCAGCCCAAGCATACAAAGCACACCCAATAATCCAAATAGGATAAAGAACAAGTAACGGAGGGTTCGGTACCGTAAGAGCCATCGTAACACTACAGCCAATGCTAATACCCCAAGCAAAAAGTTCAACAATAAAACGCCAACGATTAGACTGCCAATCATCTTTTATCCATTCGAATATTCCGGTAAATACATCATTCATACAAACTCACAATTTACCATCAACTCAGTTAAGCAGGCAACAGTATTAATTTCTTGGTCTGCAACAAACGCAGCCTTGTATTGATAGTCAGCAAGAATCAAAACTGCTTGTGGAATTGATGCGGGTTTCATTGTATCATACATTGCATCATATAATTTACGGAACAATGTATTACTATCTATTTCATTTGATGCAACCCATTTACGAATCGCACCAAAATCTTTTTGTTGAACAAACTTTACAATTTCTGTAATCGATACATCACCAATTTGTGCAAGAATACCAGTATCAATCTTACCAAATTGTGAGTAGCGTTGAAGTTCATTCAATACACGGCGAAAATCTGGAAAATGTTTTTTGACAAGTTCTGCAATAACCGAATCATCAAAGTCAACTTTTTCACTTTGCAAAATTGTCTGAATTCTCTTAAAGAACGCAGATGCCATCTTGGCTTTCTCACCATTCTTTAAACCAAAATCAATTACTGCACACCGTGAATGAAGTGGTTCAATAATACGATTCTTATAGTTACATGTAAAAATAAACGAACAGTTCGGTGCGAATTCTTCAATCGCATTACGAAGCGCAGGTTGAGTTGAGTTTGGATTTAGATAATCTGCTTCATCAATAATGATGACCTTACGACCACCAGATAGTGACATTGAAGAGGCATAGTTTTTGATTTTGGTTCTGAAAGTATCAATACCGCTTTCATCAGAACCATTGATAACCATGAAGTCGCAACCGATTTCGTTGCACATTGCTTTTGCTACTGTTGTCTTTCCTACGCCTGCACCACCACTCAATAAGAGATTAGGAATCTGTTTCTGATTCACATATTCTTGAAATGGTTTCTTTAGGCGTTCAGGTAGAATACAATCTTCGATTGTTTGTGGACGATACTTCTCTGTCCAAAGTAGATGTTCCATAATAACCTTTCACATAAATCATAATTAAGCCGCAACACGGGTTCTTTTACCTTTGATGCGATTCTGTTCTTTTGTTAATCTAACAATGTTGCCTATCTCACGCTTACCTCCCTTTGCAACAGGAACATCTTCATCAATCTCAATATTGGTAGACATTGACAAAGGAACATTTAATGCAACAAGCGATTCATCTCTACTTAGTGTATTTCTGTCACCAAGTTTAGTAATGATACTACGCTTTTCTAACAAATTGAGGTTGGAATTCAAATCTTCAAGTAGATATTGCACTCTTGCCCAATCGGCAAAGGTATACTTAGAACCGCCTTCACCTTTCACACTTTCTTTACGGGAGTGTTTTTGGTCTGCATTGTGTTTAGCATAAGACCAATCATGCATCTGCGAATTCTTTTTACCTGTAATCGGGTTGATAAATGACATTTTGCAACTAGGATTAAAGATTCGTTTGTGTTCTTCATCAAAGAACCATTTCACAAATTCTACTTTGTTTGCAATTGAGTATGCACCATCGATATCGTGTTTCTTACCCCAAACATTTCCTTTTTGAAGAATAAACGAAATGGTATAGAACAGATTGTAAAGAGTTGACTTCGAAAACTTTTTAAGTTTCTTTCGGTCGTAGGCAGCACATCCTTCTGCCATGATTTTCATAATCT